ACATGTCATCGGCCGTAATATTCTCCACGATGAGCTTATCAAGAATCTCAATAATCTTGTTGCGCATATCAATATAGTTCTTATCTGTCAGCTTATTCAAGTATGCGCGAACGGTGTCAATCTGAGAATCAAGACCCACCTTGCCTTCAATCTTTGTAGGCTGGAAGGATCTGTTCGGCTGCCAGTCATCGTCATTTGTGATTTCGTGTCCCTTGCTTCGCTTGTTCTTCTTATATCCGATAGTGTCCTTGGGAGCAACATCGCTCTTCAACGGATTTTCTCGTTTCTGAAACACGGGTGTTTTCACATAGTCCGGCGAGCCAACTTGCAGCGCCAAATTTGAAATATTTTCAAGGACTTCGTCTGGCAATTTATAGTCAAATCCGGCAAACAAGATAGTAGTTATATTATCCAGAGTATATCTATGCATCGCAGTCGTCATCCTATATGTCTTATACTACACAAACAATATTTATATCAATTTTTTTTCAATATTATAATATTTTTAAATATGCTTAAACAGAAGGCGATATTATAGTATAAATGGCAACTACAGAACCTGAAGTTATCAGCGCGGAGGGGGGAAACGGAGAAATATATGATTCTTCGTATGAAATTAATACATGGGACGATTTAGAACTAAGTCCAGACCTATTAAGAGGCATTTATGCTTACGGGTTTGAAAACCCGAGTCCTATTCAAAAAAAGGCAATCAAGCCCATCGTTATGAAACGAGATGTGATTGCCCAGGCACAGTCCGGTACCGGTAAGACGGCCACGTTTACTATCGGCGCGCTGTCAAATGTTGACGTGACAAATAATTCTACGCAGGCACTCGTCCTGTCTCCTACTAAAGAGCTAACCCTTCAAACAGCAAAGGTTTTTGAGGGTATCGGAAGTATGACGAAGGGACTACGCGTACAATGCGCATTCGGTGGATCGGCAGTTGAAGAAGGGAGCAGTTTTTCCAGCAAGAACGTCCCCCATGTAATCTGCGGGTGCCCCGGCCGCGTATTTGATATGATGCGCCGCGATAGAATTTCTTCTCATAAAATTAAGATTGTGGTCCTCGACGAGGCAGATGAATTGTTGTCATCTGGGTTCAAGGAGCAGGTGTATAATATTTTCCAGTATTTAAGCCCCGATGTTCAGGTCGTGTTGGTTAGCGCGACTTTGCCAGAGAGCATGAATGGTGTTATAGATAAGATTATGCGAAACCCAATCAAAATCAGTGTTAAGCGCGAGATGCTTACATTGGAGGGTATTGCACAGTATTATATTGCGGTTGACGATGACCGCCAGAAGTATCTAACGTTGAAGGATTTGTTCTCGTTCTTGTCTGTTTCACAGTGCATTATTTATTGCAATAGCGTGAAGCGAGTGCAAGATCTATATGAAGCAATGAAGGAGGATTCGTTCCCGGTTTGTCGCCTTCATAGTGGAATGGACAAGTCAGAACGTGCCGCAGCATTTAGCGAGTTCAAGTCCGGTGCATCACGCGTTCTTATTTCATCCAATGTAACCGCCAGAGGGATTGACGTTCAGCAGGTTAGTATTGTTATTAACTTTGATATCCCAAAATGCGTAAACACCTATCTTCACAGAATCGGCAGGAGTGGTCGGTGGGGAAGAAAGGGTGTCGGTATAAATTTCATTACAAGACGAGACGTCTCCAAGCTAAAAGAGATTGAGTCGCATTACTCTACACAAATCTCGGAAATGCCTGCGAATATCAAATTTATCTCGTCTTAATAACCATGCGTTTTATGTGAATAATCATATATTGGGACTTATTTTGTTAGCGCGTGTTTGAGATTCGTAAAATAATCCATTTTATTTAAATTTAGAAATAATATGGATAACAAACCAAATAAAGAAACTGCCACTGAACTCGTGCCAAGTATTGTTGATAAGGTTAATGAGCATTTCAAGGTCCCCATTTACTATAATAATGACAAGATTGAACTGAAGGCAAACGTTATTACGGATTTAGAATTGGTAAACACGCACGATGCGTCATGCAATTCTATTTATACGTTTTGTTTCAATAACGAGAATGATATTTCTGCGAAATTAAACGAACAATTGGTGAAATATTACACAACCGATGTTCTTTTTTTAAAGGATAATCAAAAACTTACAAAGGAGTACGTCCCACCGGAAACGAGATATACCGGTATATCTGCAAACTATAAAAGCATCGTTGATATTTGGAACGAGTTGAAACTGGAGGCCGGATTTAGAGAGAAATATTATTATATCGAATGGGAAGCTGGTGAATTTTTGAACAGGTCGGAGGTGTTTTTACAGTTTATTAGTATCTACAATTTGTTCTCCCCCGTATTCTCTCTATTCGTTCCTATAATAATACTAATACTACCATTCTTTGTACTAAAAATAAAAGGTCTACCTCTTACGATAAATGAGTACATTACCGTATTAAAAACTGTCGCCGAAACCAACGCTATTGGCAAGTTATTTACGGTGAACTTTTCAGAGATCACCGCACAAGAGCAGATATATATTTTTGTATCGGCTGCATTTTACGTGTTTTCAATATACCAGAATGTAATGGTTTGCGTCCGGTTTAACAACAACATGCGGATTATACACAACCACTTCAGGGACCTTCAGTTGTACCTGGACAACACACTGGCTTCCATGAGCAATTATCTAAAATATTCGTCTGGCTTGACCACACACGAGGCATTTAACAACAACCTGGTAAACAAAATGGCCATTCTTGAGAAGATTAACAAGAACATAAAATCTATATCAGAATACAGCGTATATAATATTAGCAAATTTAAGGAAATCGGACGCATATTTAAATACTTCTACGAATTGCATACCGACAAGGACTACGACGATGCTATCATGTACTCGCTCGGCTTCAATGGGTATATTGACTGCCTGAATGGGTTACAAACTAATATAATAGAGAGAAAAATGAACTACGCGTCATTTATAACAGACACCAAAAAGACGGTATTTAATAAGAGCTATTATGCGTGTCTGAAAAATGAAAAGCCTGTGAAAAACACCATTAAATTGAAGAACAATATTATCATAACCGGCCCCAATGCATCCGGCAAGACCACGATCTTAAAGTCAACGCTAATTAACATCATTCTTACACAACAATTTGGGTGTGGGTTCTACGAGTCGGCAAAAATCGCGCCGTTTAAATACCTACATTGTTACCTGAATATTCCAGATACATCGGGGCGCGACAGCCTATTTCAAGCAGAGGCCAGGCGATGCAAGGAAATATTGGATACTATAAGCGCGAACAAGAAGGACGCCCACTTCTGCGCATTTGACGAATTGTATTCTGGCACAAATCCTGAGGAGGCTGAAACCAGTGCATCCGCGTTCATGTTATATTTGCAGAAATATAAGAACGTGTCCAGCTTACTCACAACCCATTTTGTTAAGGTGTGTAAGAAATTAGACAAGGTTCCCGGAATCCAAAACTGTAAAATGATGGCAGAAAAAATAGAAAATAAAATACGATATAGCTACAAGCTAACAAAGGGTATATCCCACATAAAGGGCGGGATCAACATCTTGACAGACATGAATTATCCTAAGGAAATTATCGACAATACCGTTCTTGCCGAGGGCGCACAATAATTTTCTATTTTATTTCTCATTTAGAACAATGGCAAAGAACAAAATCTATCTCATATTTAGGTACAATGAAGTGGTTCATAGTATATTTGTTATACTATGATTTTTTCTACTACTTTATGCACAGACTATTACACACCCGGTATTTTTACCCGATTCACAAGATTCACCACCAGAAATATAACCCTGATTACCATGATTTTTATAACGTACGGGTAATTGAGGTGCCATTAACCGGCGTTGGGTTATTTGTGGCGATGTACCTACACAAAATTTACATATATCAGCTGATATCCTGTATCCTATTTATAAATGCGCGAGGCGTCATGGAGCACGACGCAAGAGGCATATTTTTGGTAGGCGAACATCATTTGGACCACCACAAGTATATTTACTGCAATTATGGCGAGTATTGGGTGGATTATATTTTTGGCACAGCCCGCAGAATAGTAAATTAGATGTAGACCTAAACTAACAATAAATCAATTCGTTAATTAACAAATTAATTTATATAACCTTTTTGTAATAAAATGACAGCCTTATCTGAATTATTCACCCCCACATTCTTGATGTTTTTGGGTATATTATTACTCGTTGTTGCTCTTGTTGTGGTTTACTTTGAAAGTAAAATGCGAGACCAAAACCACAAAATCGCGTCTATGTTAAGTCTTGTGTCTACTTTAGCAGAAGATATGAATGGTGTAAAAATGGGATTAAACCAAGTAGCGATGGGACAAATGGGTGGGCAACAAATGGGTGGGCAACAAATGGGAGGGCAACAAATGGGTGGGCAACAAATGGGCGGGCAACAAATGGGTATACAATCGCCACCTTTAGAGAATTCGAATAAATCTCTATATTTGCAAGAAGTCGACAATTTAATCCCGGTTTCTGACGATGATAGCGATGAAGACGACGAGTCCGTTATGGACGACTCCGACTCAGACATTGACGCCGATTCACTATCACATGATGACAGAGACTCAGATGACGAGTCCAGCGACGAAGAGGAGGAGGTTGTGAAGGTCCTCAGATTAAATATTCCAGCGCCCGGCAATAACGAAGATGTGGGATTGAATGAACTCGAGGATTTAGACGATTTAACAGACGAGGCGCTATCAGTCTCCAGCTCGGAGAGCTCGGAGTACCAACTGGATATACAATCAAGCGACATCATCGCCGCAGAGGAGATTAAGGCTGAAACACACTTAAATATCTCAGCATCTGATTTCAAAACGATCAATATCAGTTTAGAAGAAGAGACCGGCGCCGAATCGGTGGATTATAAAAAGCTACCATTACCCAAGTTAAGAAATATTGTTACCGAACGAGGGTTGGCCGCAGATGCCGCAAAAATGAAAAAGAACGAGCTGCTTAAATTGCTTGAGGCAGAATAAGATTTTATCTTGTAGTTATATAAATGAGTTGGGGCGTATGCTATTCTGGATCTAATAATATCAATTTCAACTTCCCTCCTATTATGAGCGATGGAAGAAACTACGCCACTTGGGACCCGGCCGCGGTTGTGAATCAGAGAATCCAACAAAAAGAGGGCATCACATCAAACTGGAACTACCGCCAATACTTGCAGAACAATGGTCTTCAAATCATGAACTACAATAGCGCCGAGTCGTGCTATGTGCTGGGACTTGACCCTCATGTAAAATCAGACAGAACCCCGTCTGATAATGTGCCGTACAAATTTAAAAACACATTTGACACGGCAAAACCCGGATTTGGATATTGCAACAGCGATTTAAAGAACCCCTACCTAACAAGAGAGCAGTTAAATGCCCGATTGATTGCGCCCTCGGTGAACCCTGCGAATTACCAAAAGGGAAATATGTAAGAAATGTGCATGAAAATATGTAATAGCCTCGCAAACAATATAATAATAAGTTTTATAATTTATTATTGTATGAAAATCTTGTCAATTGACGTTGGCATCAAAAATCTGGCCTTTTGCCTTTTTGAAAAACCGGCAGGCGCAGACGGGTTTAAGGTAACAAAGTGGGATATCGTCAATATATCCGAGCAAGAAGAAACAATCAATTGCTGTTTCATTGAAAAGAATATAGCCTGTGACAAACCCGCAAAGTTTAAGAATGGTGACGAGTGTTTTTGTTTAAAGCATGCAAAAAAACAACCGCTACAGATACCGTCTGCGGAACAGGCACCGGCATTTATTAACAAACAAAAGGTTCAAAAACTGTATGAGATTGCCGACAATCACAATATTAAGTACTCGTCAAAGGCTAAGAAGCCAGAATTGGTCGCCGCGATTAATGATTATATTAGCGGGAGTTATTTCCAAACAATTGAGGCCACAAAGGCGGCCGACGTAGACCTCTTCAATATTGGGTTAAACATAAAAACCAAATTTAATAAACTATTCGATGCAGAGGGAAAAATAGAATTTGTTATTATTGAAAATCAGATCAGCCCTATTGCAACAAGAATGAAAACAATTCAAGGCATGATCGTGCAGTATTTCATCATGTCCAATATAACTGTAGACCACATAGAGTTTATTTCTGCCGGCAATAAATTGAAAGATTGTGATGCAAAGGATAAGTCCAATTATAGCGACAGAAAAAAACTCGGCATCTCCAAATGTTTAGGAATTATAACAGATACCGATAGATTCAACGAACACATTGAGTACTTCAATAAACATAAAAAGAAGGATGATTTATCTGATTCGTTTTTACAGGGCATCTGGTTTATTAACAATAAAAAGTTCTAAGGCAATTAAAATATATATTTTATTATTCGTAAGACTTAAAATTAAAAGTTCTAGTTAATGAATAGATATAATGGCTGACATGATTGAAATTACAGAACTCGACTTTGACGACAATAATTTCGGCGGAAACAGCGGTTTCGGCAAGACCTCCAATTTTGGGGGCGGCCTGGAATTGCTTATGAATGATAAAATTAAGGAAAGCCGGAAGCCAACCAGCGATATTGATTTAGACGATTTGAATAACTTAGAAAACGAGCTGAACGATCTGGCTGATATTACTCCGTCCGTGAGCTCCAAGCCTAAGTCTGAGTTCTTTAAGAACCCAAGTGTGTCTTTTGACGAGCCTCGCAACATTAAGTTGGGGGAGGGTGACACGTCTCTTGGACAAGCCACGTCCCAAACCGAATCTGACACCACGACCTGGGATGGTTACGGCAAGTTTAATAATATTCCGATGAACCCCGATAGACAAGGTCCTGTTGAGCCCAAGTTGTCGAGAGAAGAAATGATGAAGGAGAAGTTCAAGTATCTCAGAAAGCTCGAGGCTCTCGAGAAGAAGGGTGTGGAGCTGTCTAAGAAATACTCGATGGAGTCCTCCTTGCAGGAAATGATGGGTGAATACGAAACCATCATGGACGAAAAGAGCAAGCAGAACTCCGTCAAGTTTCAGGGCAATATGCTGATGGCGGTTATCAATGGTATCGAGTTTTTGAACGGCAAATTTGACCCTTTTGACGTCAAGTTGGACGGCTGGAGCGAGCAAATCCAAGAAAACATTACCGATTATGATGACATCTTTGGCGAGTTGCACGAGAAATACAAGAGCAAGGCATCTATGGCACCCGAGTTAAAGCTGCTGTTTCAGTTGGGCGGAAGTGCTATGATGGTTCACATGACAAATACCATGTTCAAGAGCGCCATGCCCGGCATGGATGATATTTTGCGACAAAATCCGGACTTGATGCGTTCATTCCAATCCGCGGCAGTGAACACAATGGCCGGCTCTAATCCTGGATTCTCGGGGTTCATGGGCGGTATAATGAATGATTCTGGCCGCGCAGGAGGTAACGGAATGGGTCCGCCACCACCCATGCAGACACAGGGACCGAACGCGGTTCCACCACCCATGGGTAGACCAGGCAACAACAACTACAGCAGACCTGACTTGAACATGAGCCGTAGCTCCTTCACTGATGATGGCATTAGTCTTAGAGAGAACTTTGAGCGCCCCGATGTTCAAGATAGAACGAGCAGAAAGCCGCAGCCTCGCCCGGAAATGAAGGGTCCGAGTGACATTTCTGACATCCTATCTGGGTTGAAGACAAAGACCATTAACATTCAAGAAGCTGCACCTCAGCCACAAACCAACAACGATAGCAGCACGATAAGCATCAGCGACCTTAAGGAACTACAGGCTGAAGGAACTATGCCGAAGCGCAGTGGACGCCGCAAGAAGTCCGCGAGTAATACAGTTTCATTGGACATCTAAATAAAATTTTTATATGCGTTACAAAAATTTTATATGTTATTATATTAATATGCTCAAGAGACCGCGCGGGTTGATGTTAGAGCTGCCATCCCAACCTGATTATGGTATTACGGACTCAGAAGCAAGCAGTAGAGGCTCGCCTGAAACTATAAGTAGTAGAAGCTCCCCAGAGACCATCGGACCGGATAGCCCAGAAAGTGTTGAATACAATCCACCCCTCAAAAGACAGCGACCTATGCCGATCCCGACTATACCGATCCCGCAAATGCTGATCCCGCCTATGCCGATTCCAGACCAGTTGGCACCCCTGCTACAGCCGAACAATATTACAAATATTAACAATATACAGGAGGGAAACTTTGGGGATATGGTTGCCCAGAAAACGAAATATCAATTTGCGGCCAGACAAAATTCAACAAGACCATTAGGCATAAAATTGTATTTTTTTGAAAATAGGGCGGAAAATACCTTTACAAAAACGTTCGTTTACAGTAAATATGATGACCCTCAACCCGTCCTCGTCAAGATATTATCTGAAGTGTATTATCATCAAAAATTCTACGATTTGCAGGGCACATGCAAATTTAAGGCCCCAAAACTAATTCAATATGGGTATGTAGAAAACGGCGTGAATGAAGACATAGATTTGTCCAATTCATTCATGTTTTACATCAAAATGGAACGTATAGATGCGTTGCAGGTATCTAAACTAACAGGAGATGATGCGCAAGAGAAGTGTAAAGAATATCGTTCCAAATTACTCGAAATAAATAAGTGTTTGCAAGACAACAATCTATATCACAATGATTTGCATGCAGATAATGTAATGATTAACAGAGAGGGAGATATTGCCGTCATTATAGACTTCGGAGAGGCTACTGACACACTAACAAAATTTGATAACATTGACAAATTTTGCAGCAAATTTGAAAAAAAGAGAGCAGAGCCTGAACCAGAACCAGAAGCAGAACCCAGAGTTGAGGGCTCTACTAAACGACGTAGAATAGACGGCGGTCGCAAATCAAGAAAACAACTCAAAGTCATAAAACGAGGTGCAACAAAAAGGCGTCCTGCCAAAAAGATGCGGCGTACAATAAAGAAACGCCGTTCTTACCGTCGTACCAGAAAATAACTGTTTATATCATCTTAACTTTACAAGATCGCTGTAAAGTTAAGCCACTCGCGATTTACAACCCTTGGCCAGGTTCTTGGGTTTATCCCCAAATGATACGCCAATTTACTTAATGCAAATAGTATTTAGCAAAATAATATATTAAATTTTAATCTATTAGATAAATAATGAAACCAAGAATAAGACAAACTAATCCCACAAACGGAACCTGTACTAATGCAATGACAAGTTGTCACAAGGGAGGAATCAAAATCAGAGATACAGGCAATGGATCCGCACTAAACCCACTTGCAAATGTAAACCCCTTTGAAAACCCAAATGAAGAGAGAAATGTGGTACCCGTCTACGACAAGGCTGATTATTCGCGACTGGACCTAAACATTGACAACTATTCGCGGGATGACCTATTCAAACTGTTTGGTCTTAAAAGCGCAAACCTAAGCGAGAACGTTATGAAGGAATGCAAAAAACTGGTATTAAAAACGCACCCTGACAAATCTCGGCTGGACGAGAAGTACTATGTTTTCTTTGCGAAGGCATATAACAAGTTAAAGGGCGTCTATGATTTCCAAAATAAAATGCAAATGAAGAAAACTACCGATACAAATGAATATTTTGACCGAGACAACGGGGCCGTTTTAGAAAAGGTATTTGACACAAACGAGAAACTAAAAGAGCCGCGCAATTTTAACAAGTGGTTTAACGACCAATTTGATAAGCATAAGCTGGAGGACCCTAATGAAACCGGTTATGGTGGGTGGCTCAAATCCGACGAGGATATCGTTTTTACTGCTAACGTAACCAAAGCAAATATGGCGTCCGAAATTGAGAAACGGAAGAAGGAAGTACAAACTCTCACTACATATACTGGGGTCAAGGATCCATATGCATCCACCTTTGGAGGGTCATCACTCATGGCATATGACAGCAACTTCACTTCTGGTTCTCTCTTTACAAGCGACGGAATGGGCTACACAGATTTGCGGCAGGCATACGTTGAGTCTGTTATTCCCGTAACAGAAGATGACTATAGGAAAACAAAACAATTTAGAAGTGTGGATGAATACAAACGACACCGAGACTCTGTGAATACGGTGCCTCTCAGCAAGGAGGAGGCCATGCGCCAATTATTTAATGAAAATAAGCAGAAAGACGAAGAATCCGCCGCACTGGCCTTCTATTATGCGCAGCAATCCGAGAAGGCGGCGAAAAATCAAGACAGCTTTTGGTCGGGGCTAAAACAGCTCACAAATAAGTAAATGGACAAATGGACAAATGGACAAATAAGAAAAAGATCTAAAAAGTTAATCTGCCTCTATTGTAATGACGACCAAATTTGAAAATGGATTATTTATTTTTCGGCGCGACTTTAGAATAATAGACAACAATGCGCTGAACCTATTAAATGAGCGATGCGACAAGGTTTTTACTATATTCATCTTTACGCCTGAGCAGGTTGGCTCTGGAAACAAATACAAATCAGACAACTCTGTTCAGTTTATGATTGAGTCGCTCCAAGACTTGGCAGGTCAAATATCGCGGGCCGGCGGTCGTTTGTACACATTCTATGGTCATAATGATGAGATTGTGGAACAATGCATCCAAGATTTTAAAATTAATGTAGTCTGCTATAACCTGGACATTACGCCCTATGCTAAGGAACGCGATGACAAAATTGTCAAAGTATGCGAGCGCACCAAGACCTATGTGATGTACGATCACGACTACTACTTGCACGAACCCGGCGTCATTGTGAACGCGACTGGCGGGCAATATCAGAAATTTACACCTTATTATGAGGCGGCACTTAAATTGAAGGTTGACCCACCAGCGCGGGCGAGGAAAATGCGGTTTGCACAAACCACCGCACATATTGCAAACAGGATTGGTCTAACCGAGGCGATACATAATTTTACACATATAAATCTGGATATTTTAGTACACGGTGGGCGGAGCAACGCAATAAAACAACTGAAGACTGCCGCCAAAAATATCCAAAACTACCCAGAGACTCACAACTCATTGAATCATCCGACAAGCCAGTTAAGCGCCTTCATCAAATTTGGCTGCGTTTCAGTGAGAGAAGTGTACAAGGCATTTCGGACGAAGCGCGATTTTATCAGACAGCTATATTGGAGAGATTTCTATGCGAATATTTTATACTTCTTTCCGCATGTTTTGGGTCACGCAATGAAACCGAAATACGATAAGGTAAAATGGCACTTTAGCGCACGGTGGTTTGATGCGTGGTGTAATGGTACAACAGGGTTTCCCGTAGTGGATGCGGGTATGCGGCAATTAAATAAAACGGGATATATGCATAATCGCGCGCGTTTGATCGTAGCATCATTTTTGGTTAAGACGCTGCTTATTGATTGGCAGAAGGGTGAGCAATATTTTGCAACCAAGCTGACGGACTATGACCCGGCAAGTAATAACCTCAACTGGCAATGGTGTGCATCAAGTGCCGTTGATAGTCAGCCATATTTCAGAATTTTTAACCCGTGGAGGCAGGCCGAGAACTTTGACCCTGACTGTGAATATATCAAAGAATGGGTCCCAGAACTGGCGGCGCTCTCGGCAAAGGATATCTTGAATTGGGAGACAAAGTGGACCGAGTTTCCCGACATTAGTTACCCCAAACCAATATGCGATTACAATACTCAGAAAGAGAAGGCGCTTGAAATGTTGGGAGCAGTTTTCAAATAGAAACGTCGCAACGTCGTTAAAAAATCAATTTATTATTCACCTGTATAATAAATGGATTCCGCCGCAATTTTATTTAACAAAGAGGGGCTTTTATTTTCGCGGGTCGCTCAAAATCAATATAGACTCACCTTTAATATACAGAATAACAACATCATTCTTGCACAAATTATAGATTTTAGTCTAATTAAGCTTATTTTTGACCTGAATACGGATATATATGAGAAGGTTAATGTGACCCCCATTTCTGACACCGAAGTGGTCGCTACGCTCCTTATGAAACACTTGTTTGAAGATCTCGGGTTGGCGCAGAGGTTCTCCCATATTCATGTTACAAAGGCAGTCGGAGAGAAAAGCATTATATTCAACGCGCAATCTATTAAGGGCGTTAGGCCCGAGGGTATGCCGGCAGATGCTGAGCCGGTCGCAATTCGCGAGTTAACGTGCGCATGCAACATCGTAACGCCGCACGCCATCGCCTTTGTCGTAGACGTTATGTTTGATAGAACCATGACGATCCCGCAGTTTGTGGAAAAAATTGTCGGAACAGTTTTATTCAAAATATTTAGCCGCGTAAAACAGTTTATAGAAAACGTAAGGCTATAATATAGTATAGTTTAATGGGCTACCTTAAAGAATTTCGCTTTTTATTCAATGTTGTATCTATTGTTTGTTCTGAGTGTGCAATGTATTGTATATTTAGGGATTATGCCAAATTCATTCACGGCATTACACACCGACTCGCGCAGATAAACATTCTGTATGTCAAGGCATTTCAGGCAATTGCGCTGAATAATAATTTTATCGACGATAAGCTGAACAAGCACCTGTTACGGTTTACAGACAATGCCCCGTGGACTATAAAGGACATTAATATACCTGTTCTTGTAGACATTTGTGAAAAATACAACCTTGTCATGGAGAATGGATATGAAACACCTATTAACTCGGGCATGATTTCACTCGTTTTCAAGGCATATCACCGCGGCACGATGGCTCCCATGATTATAAAAATGAAACGAGTCAATATTGACCACCAATTGAATGACGCGATAGAAAACCTGAAAACGGTGCTATATTTTCTCTCCTTTATTCCGCTATTTGACAAATACAGACTGGCCGAGGTGGTCAATAAAAACATGGACCTTATTCGGCAACAAACCGATTTCATGGAAGAGGTTAAAAATACAAATACAATGAAGGAAAATTGCAAAAGATTGAAGTATGTCAAGATACCCACCATAAACAAGGAGGTCACCGAAAAATACCCCGATTGTATCCTGATGGAATACATTAATGGTGTGAAAATTACTGAGATACTTGAAACCGACTATGACGGGTTTGCGAAGCAGGTCTTGAAGTTGGGAGTGGTTACGACTCTTATTCACGGGTTTGCACACGGAGACTTACACGGAGGGAACATATTATTCATCAAAGATGGCACGGATGAAAAATACAAATATAAGCTGGGAATAATTGATTTCGGGATTGTGTACAATATTGATCCGGAATACAGGCATCTCTTGTTTGAGGTCGCTACCAAGGCGCTGGACACGCCGGCGATAGAAATGGCAACCAAACTGTTAAACTCGAGTATGATAGACCCGCCCAATATTTTCCAGCAAATACCGGCGGTTCATCGCGACAATATTATTCAGTTTACGAGCAAGATTTTAGATGAAACTATCCATCAGTCTAAACAGGCGTGTCAGACGCAGGTATATCGGTTTCTCAAGATGATTACTGAGTATTTGGGTAGGTCGGATATTGCTGACATTGGCATAAGACCGAGCGACAATTTAATTAAGACGCAAATGGTGTTGGCGATGGCCCATGGGGTAACGATGACGCTGTGCCGAGGTGACTTTATTCCATTTGCTGAAAAGGTCATGAATGAATTATTTCACACTGACATAATCATGTAACCCTGGTCTAATATTTTATAGACTGCCAAGGTGTAAGTATAAATATTATTGATTTATTATCTATCATATTTATATGTCTAATCTGTCCGATAAATCTAATCAGTCCAATAAATCTCATGATATAATTATTATTGGTGGCGGTATTTCGGGCCTTTATAGCGCATATAAAATTTTACAAATGGCGCCTGAAACCAAATTATTAGTCCTTGAACGTTACAAAAAACACTGGCTCGGCGGCAGAGCAGGAAACGAAATGTTTCAAGGAACCATGGTTGTGAATGGTGCAGGTGTTGGCCGCAAAGAAAAAGATTACTTGCTAATTAACTTATTGCATGAACTTAAAATACCGTATGATGAAGCCCCCGCTACACACAATTACGCATCTACTATTTCTCCGCCATGTAATGTCAAAAAAGTATTTAATGTATTGAAAAAACATTTTAAAGACGCAACGAGTAAAGGACCGATTCGGAAAACATTTAGGGAGTTTGCGTTGCCTATTTTGGGCGCAGACATGTACAAACATTTTACCGTTTGTTCTGGATATACGGACTACGAAAATGAAGATATACATGACACGCTATATCATTATGGGATGGAAGACAATTATGCCAATTGGACAGCTTTATACATTCCATGGAAACAACTCATTGACACACTTTCTAAAAAGGTCGGTCTTAAAAATATTCGCACATCCAGCAATGTGGATTATATTGAAAACCCATCTCCGTGCAATTTTGTTGTTCATACAGATAAAAATGTCTCCTATTCATGCAATAAAGTTATTTTAGCCACTACCATTAGCAGTGTTTTAAAACTGGTCCCTGGCGCAAACGATAAAAACAGTATCTATCAACAAATTCACGGGCAAGTATTTTTGCGTTTATATGGAAAATTTTCAAAAGCGTCTGCACGAATTATGGAAGAATATGTTCACGGCCTAACGATTGTTCCGGGGCCACTTCAGAAAATTATTCCCATGGATCCTGATAATGGTGTATATATGATTGCGTATTCTGACAACGAAGCCGCAAAGAGTTTAAAACCGCACTTAGAAAATACACCTGAAAATAGAGAGTATTTTTGCGATTTATTAGAGTTGTCACTCGGCATACCCAATGGAACACTCCATTTAAATGCTATAATGGATTTTTATTGGCCAATTGGAACTCATTATTACGAACCGCTCCCTAATAATTTCAGAAATCGTAAAGAATTTATTAAGAAAGCGCAGACACCATTACCTGGCATGGTTGTTGTAGGAGAGATGATAAGCATGAACCAAGGCTGGACGCAAGGTGCGCTTGAAAGTGTGGATGCGGTTGTTACTAAAAAATGGGTCGACAAACAATGTTAGACCCTGAACCGTCTTATTATACTTTGCTATTTATATTAGTTTTTTATCATTATCTCCAGCAATATTTTTATTCTTTAACTCGTTTTTTGTAAGCGCATATTGATTGCATACGCCGCAGTTGTCTTCATTTGATAGGCCAACCTTGTAACTTAATTTTCTATCACAATATTCCAAATTCCATCTACCAGTTGGGTTTCTTGGTAGATCATTTGGTAAAATTCGTTGTATTAGACTTCTTACGCGGTTCATTCTATATTTCTTGATATAGAATGATCCCATTTTATATTTAAGTATATTTGAGTATATTTTTGTTATTTTCTAATTCATTCTTTCAAATGTCCAGCTAAAAAGACGAAAGTTGAGTTATCCCCTTGCCAATAATTAGCGCATGAATATCTTGAGTTCCTTCATACGTATTTACCGCTTCAAGATTCAACATATGTCTGATTACATGATACTCATCTGATATACCATTTCCACCCAGCATGTCTCTCGCATTTCTTGCGATATTTAATGATTTCAAACAATTATTTCTCTTTACGATAGAAATATTCTCTGGGATGGATATATTTTCATCTAACAGCCTCCCAACTCTTAGAGACGCTTGTAATCCAATAGTTATTTCTGATAACATTTCTGTAAGTTTTAATTGAACGATTTGATTTGCGGCCAATGGTTTATTAAATTGTTTTCTATCCAAAGTGTATTCTCTTGCTCTCAAATAACAATCCTCTGCCGCACCAAGAACCCCCCAAGATATACCATATCTACCATTATTGAGACACGAAAATGGTCCCTTCAATCCTTTAACATTTGGAAGCATATTTTCTTTTGGAACTATAACATTGTCCATAAAAATCATACCGGTATTCGAAGTACGCAGGGAGAATTTACCCTCTATTTTAGGACATGTTAATCCTTTCATACCTTTTTCTAATATAAATCCTCTTATGTCATTGTTTTCATCTTTTGCCCAAATTACAAAGACATCGGCGATTGGTGAATTTGTAATCCAATTCTTACTACCATTTAAAATATAATTACCGTCTTTTAAAATAGCTCTCGTTTTCATTCCAGATGGGTCACTTCCGTGGTCGGGTTCTGTTAATCCAAAACAACCAATGAGATTACCTTTCGCCAGCTCGGGCAAATATTTGTTCTTCTGTTCTTGCGAACCAAATTTATATATAGGAAACATCACCAAAGATGATTGGACGCCTGCACAACTTCTATAACCACTGTCAACTCTTTCAATTTCTCGCATAATTAAACCATATGAAACGTAATTTACTCCGGCACAACCGTAACCATTAATTGTTGGGCCTAATAAACCTACATTGCCCATTTCTTTTATTATTTTTTTATCAAACGTTTCGTTTCTGAATGATGAAGTAACATTTGGCAACAATATATCTTTAGAAAAATTATACGCTACATCTTTGATAGAGTTTTCATCATCCGTTAGTTGTTTTTCTAATAAAAACGGATCCTTATAATTAAAAATACTTCTTGAAATAATCTTACCAAAATTGCACGTTTTCATGTTATTGCGTGTAAGGAACATCTTACTATATATCACAATTTTAGGTTTAAATTATATTTTTAAATATAATAAAAAAACGGCGTCGTAAATTACCAAGGGTGTAAAATATTTTATATTAAGTTATAATATAAAATGGACACATTTACAATGTTGTTTTGGTTATTCTCGTTAATTTTTATCATTTTATCGGTATATTTATTATGTTGCGTCAAAAAAAGCAAGGTATTTTATTTTCAAATTGCGTCAGGATGTGGGATGTTTGCAACCAGTAAGATAGGTCGACGGTTTTTAGGATTTGAATAAAGAAATGTTCAAAGGTGTAAAATATAATAACACATTACTATATATATGTTGAAAAATATAGCTAATTTCAATAATGTAAATGATTATTTGCCATTATTTAATGCTGTGTTGATTACAGATCTATTTGTTATTCTATTATTGAATACAAAGATAATTAAATCCGACGTTTTAAGGAAATGGTATTTGCAATACAATTTATCAGCTGTTATAGCAGACGTATTAATCATATTAATTGGGTTAATTATTACAAGAGCAATTTATTATTACATATTTGACAAATTTTCAATATTAAAATTTATTAGTTTAGCCGTAATAGTACAAATTGCTCACGATGTATTATTTTATTTGTTTTTTAAAAATGTACCCAGAGGAGTAAATAGAATGCTTGATACATTCAAGGATTACGCAAATGAGGTATCCTATAAGGCAATTTTGGCTGACAGCGGCATGATGATAATGGCCTCATTACTTGCTTTCTATCTTGTAAATAAAAGCACAAACACTAATATTATTGTATTAATTTCATTTTTATATTTGTTGCCATATTTATTATACAACTAACAATCAGAGTAATATTTTTACACATGTTATAATATTATACACTTGTAAAATACATCTTTTCATATTTCAAAAGCAAATTTTAATTTCTATACTTGTATTATGAAGACAATAAAACAAAGAACACATAGAAAAAGGGCAAATAATTCAAACACAAAAAAAAGATTTTTGTATAATCCTAACAACCCGAAGAAATCGTTTGATGTTTATATAGATAAAAACCCAAAAGACACAATTCATATTAAATACGCAACAACAGAAGATGTTAAGAATACAATTGATAAACTTGAAAAATTGTATAAGGCTAAAAAATATACACACAAACGTATATGGCAGGTAGGTATGATTATGAAAGTTCGTTTAGAAGTATTGAAAAATACAAAACCAGAACAATATAATTTATCGAAAAAATATTTCAATTTTTTAGGGAGGAGAACAAAATTAGATGATCAAAATCGTTATAATGCTAAATTCAAATATTAAGTGTATACATTAGCATTTGAAATGGTAAAATTAATCACTCATAATTGCGTAATAACCGTGATACCCAATTGCTGCAAATCCCAACATTATCAGGAACTCGTACGCGTATCTTGGCGTTGTTTCTTTATTATACCCAATAAAAATTAAAAGAGGGGCAACCACCAATATATGAAATAAATTTACCCATGGATTTTTACCCGCGGCAACCTTAAGATAAACTTTGTACGCATGATAAAAAAGAATAACAACGCCGGTGGTTAATAAAACTGGATACATAGACGGGGGCGTGTTGGTAGACTTAATTCCAACGTATAAAAAAAGTGTGCCAACTACCAAAATGTGAAACAAGTGAACGTACAATTCCTTCATTTTATATACTATCCATTTATTTATTTTTTCTTTGCAAAATATATAAATGTCTTCTAAATCCGCGTTTAACTATTCTAACACCCAAACACATCAAACTGGTGGTAAAAAAACTGTGCGAAAAGTCTTGATTAAAAAGGGCAAAGGACACAAAAGTGTGAAACATTACAAAAATGGCAAGCTTGTTTCAAATATAAAACGTGGATTAAAGCCCGCCGAAATTGAACACATCAAAATAGGTAAATTTATCCCTGGATTATTTAAAGATTGCCAGTGCAACAAAACAAAAAAACATCGTACCCATTAAAAACGCATACGATAACGCAGTTATAACGACGGACCTTTGTCAACAACAACATTTTTTGATATATTCCGGATGATCTTCTCCTCCTTTTCAGCGTCATTGTCGCCAGAACCACCTACCGATTCTATAATAATTTTGTTATATTGATCTGAATATTTGGAATGATACGTGCCGCAATCCGGGTGCGCTTCTTTGAACTTGGGCAACAGTCTTTGGTTCTTGGATGCTACCCGTTTTATTGCCTTTTTAATCTTGTTGTTATTTTCATCCTTTTCCCATTTATCTTCATCTCTAATATACATGGTTTCTCTCTTTTTATCCGTACAATGAACCGGTCGTTGAGTAACATCCAGTTCATTTAAGTTCTTCACGATAATGTTGGATATTCCTTCAACATACCCCAATTCTCCAACCTTTTCCAAATCCGACAATTGCAGCTTAATAGAGTCAACGAAATCCATAATATTCATTGCATCTTTGCAGGTTTCGTTTAAGAAGAAATTTAGGTTAAAGGCCTTGTTGTGGGAGTTTGTGTTATTTGTAGTATTATTGTTCGTGGTCTGGTTATATGTATCCTTCTTCACGATTTCAAGAATTAAGTTTTTGAACTCTTGGTTTTCTTTCATTAGGTAATTTATTAACTCATCTTTATTGGACGTGCTATTTGTTACAACAGATTCAGTTTGCTTTTCTGCTATATTACATTTCTGTTGGTGTTTCCATAATCCATTTCGCGACGCATAAATTTTTTTGCACGATTCGCACGAGTATTTATTTTCAACCTGTCCTGGCTCGTTTTGCTCGTTTATTGCTCCTTTTTGTCCCCCTTTTGTTAGCCTCGAATGCTTTGATGTAAGCACGTGTCTATCCCAGTTGAATTTCTTACAGCATGTATAGTGACATTTATCGCAATAAAATTCGTCGCTCGTTTTTTGCTCGTTTTTTGTCACCGAATTGTCACCTAAAGTTTCCATATATTAGTATTAGAAAATAAACTTAAGCCGATTTTCCCCAAAATATAAAAATTTTATCGTCACAAACTGAAAATTATTTTTTTGGTGGCCAGACCATAAATTTCAATTATGCTCACAAAACATGTATTTTGGGGAAAGTGTTTTGGCAAAATCGGTTTTTGGACATTTTTTTTGTCCATTTTTGATTTTCCCAAAAAACTTTCCAGGGAAAAAACTGGATATTTTCAACTATGTGGGTCAACCCGACATAGACATACACTATTTCCAAAATTACTAAATAAAATTGAAACAAATTAAATACTTTTCAAGCATAGTATTATTATGAACAACCAATTTGAATCCCCCATAATGGACCCAACGTTTATATTTGTTGATGGCAGTTACTATAACTTTTATAGATACTATGCGCTGTTAAATTGGTGGAAAATCGCGAATCCAGACGATCCGTTGGAGGACCCATTTAAAAACGAGACATTTGTTGAAAAATTCAGGAAGACGCATGTAGACAACTTGCTGCAAATTCGCAAGAAGTTGAAATTAGACAAGACAGTGAACCCAATTATGATTGTCGGCAAGGACTGCAAGAGAGAAAATATATGGAGAATGGAACTCTTTGACAAATACAAGGCAACCCGCGCGCAAGAGGGCTTCATGGGCGGCCCATTCTTTAAAATGGCCTATGCAGAAGAATTGTTCCAAAAAGGCGGCGCAAAGGCGATCTTACACCACCCAAAACTGGAAGCCGATGACTGTATTGCTATTTCAGTGAAGCATCTGTTGAACAAATACCCCGCATGTCATATATACATTATTACCAGCGACCGAGACTATTTGCAGTTGAGTGCCCCAAATGTTCACCTCTACAATCTCGCCTACAAAAATATTGCGGAAAGCAAGGGCTCAACGGGCAACCCGAAGCTCGACCTGGAGATTAAGATTATCATGGGAGATACGAGCGACAATATCCCGTCGGCCTTTCCAAAGTGCGGCCCAAAGACGGCGCAGAAGTGCGCAGAGGACCCAGAGGCCTTCAAGAAAAAAATCAACGGAAATGCAGCCTATTACGCACAGTACGAGCTAAACCGGCAACTGGTAGACTTCAATTGTATCCCGCAAGAACTCGTGGAAGAATTTATGGCTACAATTGTGAAAAATAAAAAACCCTGAATAAAAATACTGCCCGATAAAGGCGTCAAATGTTTCAAATATGTAAAAATATTTTTGATATCATAACTTATATCAAAAATATCAAAAATAACAAAAATATCAATAGACGCTTAGTTTCACTTAGCCAGGTTTTTTCTTGTATTTTTATGCCCTCTGCGTTTTTTAATAGTTTTGCGTCCTTTCGGGGCCTTATTTTTATAAGACTTCCGGTGGTTTTTCGTCTTGCGGGTGTTCCGTTTTTGTCTATAAGATTTTTTACCGCCCTTTGACCTGGTGGAGCTTGATGTTGTTGATTCTACCATATTTGCCGGAGAACCGTCTTTCGTATACGTAAACAATTTACTGGCATCAACAACCCTTTCTGGGTCAAATGGCTTTAGTGTCGGTTCTTGCAGTGGCTGATTTTGGGACAGAGTCTGCAGGTAACGCTCTTGTCCGCGCAGCACACTCTCTTTACGCTCTTCTCGCGATATGCCAGGAATTCCTGCGGCTGCATCGCTATCCACACTTGCTGGTGGGCCGATTGGCGTACCTCTATCAGCGTTTACTTTGAGAACAATTTCGCTCATCAAATTAAAAATTCTATCCTTAAGAACTTCATAATCAGGCAAATTATCGGCTGGTGTTCCAGTCTCTAATATTTGTTTAATATTCACTTCGTTATTTATGAAATTTCCGAATAATGGATTATTTACAAACGCGACACCCTGCGTCTCTTCGCCGGGTGTTTGATGAATCGCTCCTGTAAATAACCCTGCAAAAGAATCGTTTTTGAGTGAAAACGTGTAGTAATCCGATTGGTTCATGCCAATAACCTTTAATATTTCGTTTGTTTGTAACAAACTTGTATTAGATTTAATTAACATCGTATTTAACCCAAATCCAAGTAAATAAGCAGATGCAGTTTTACACGGGTTGTTTACATCGGCCAAATAGTTCGTGATGATTACTTCCTTCATTTTCTCAAGAACATTTATGTACGTGAAATAGGTATAAAAAAACGGATCCCCTTGAGATTTATTACCAAGCGTATTATAATATGCCGTTAACATGGCGTAAATCGGCACCAATGGATGAAACCCGAGGTTAAAATCCAACATTAAATTGTCATTTGAAGCGCACGGGCTATCATTGCGGTATTGTTCGTAAAGCTTAGCTGCTAAAACCGTAATATTCTTATCCAAATTACCGGTTTGACCCCCTCTACTGGGGAATAGTGAACGAACATATGGGTCCTCTGCCTCTACTTCTCCAGGTAATTCAGACGCATCTTCTGATGGCGTTACATCGGGAACATACCCGCGCACGGCGCTAATAAAGCGGGTAAAGCTATCGCTAACAGCTGTCAATATAACTGTAAGTAATGGCCAAGTTACCTGTTTCACACTTACATCACATACAACACCAGGTTTTACCCTACCTTCATTGCCATACGCATCCATATAACTTGTCGGGTTTTTCTTAGAACTCTTTTTCTTAGCACCCACTTCTTCTGCAACAGCACCTTCTTCTTCTTCTTCTTCTACACCCTCTTCTTCTGCAGTAGCTTCTGT